ATGCAGTAGCGCAATTTGCACTAAGCGGACTATGTGTCTTTGTAATTGCTACATGTCTGAGTAGCATATCCTAAGAATGAAGACAACACACACAACACAGGAGAAAAGTATGTCTAATAAAAACCCCTTCGAAATCCGAGCAGAAATGCTTAAACTTGCTAAAGATTACATGGATCAGCAGTATCATATGAATATCCAATTCTATGAGAACATGATTGCAGAGGGCGAAAAAGCCCGCAAAGATGTTGAAGACTGCCTTCAAGATGCTTATAAAATGTACTCAATGGAAGAGTTGATGGAGAAAGCCAAAGAACTGTACTCTTTTGTTTCCGAAAAGAAGTAAGTTACAAACTAGGGACGTGTAAAAAACGTCCCTTTTCTATATAGAAAGATGTATTATGAGTGATCAACAAAACTACTGTACTACTAAAGGACTATTTCCTGCATTTTTGGTTATAGTCTCTATCATAGTAGGAGTGCCTTTACTTACTATGGGTATTTGGCAATAAAGTACTTGACATTAGCATAGTTCAATGCTATACTGTACTTCTAATTAAACTTGAGAGATATAATATGAAAAATGTGATTGCATTGCCAACTTTGTTCAAACGTGACACAAAGGGCAAAGTCAGAGTGTTGACTATTGAATATGGATGGAATGATGAGAATGATGCGGCAACTAGGTCTATAGCTGGCATTCAAGACGGCAAACTAGTTACTTCAGGCTGGAACACATGTCAACCCAAAAACGTGGGTAAAGTAAACGCCACAACTTCTAGATCCCAATCGATAGCAGAAGCGCAAGCAAGCTGGGATAAAAAATCAGAAAAAGAATATTTCACTGAAGTAAGCAAGATCGATAGTTACGATAAGTTTAAGCCCATGCTTGCGGCTGACTATACTAAACGTCCACAAGAATCTGGTTGGAGTCAACCTAAACTAGACGGTATCAGATGTATAGCAAATTCATCTGGATTATGGACTAGAGCTGGTAAAGAAATTACTAGTTGTCCACACATTTGGGAATCTGTAAAGCCTTTTCTTGAGGCTAATCCAAATATAGTACTAGACGGTGAACTATATAATCATCAACTCAAAGAAGATTTTAACAAAATCACAAGTCTTGTGAGAAAGCTGAAATCGACACCAGAAGATATCGCTGAGTCTGCATCCCTTGTAGAGTATCACGTTTACGACTGTTTCGTGCAAGATAACGACATGCTGTTTATCAACAGAATCAAACTTGCTTACGGAGCAAAGAGTGATGTGGTAAAAATTGTGCAGACCGACTTTGCAAACAATCAAGCAGAGTTGGACTCTCTCTATTCTTATTATATGGAAGAGGGATATGAAGGTCAGATGGTAAGAAATAATGCCCTCTATCAAAACAAGAGAAGTAACGACCTTCTAAAAAGAAAAGAGTTTATCACAGAAGAGTTCAGAGTTGTAACTATGCTTGAGGGTCAAGGCAACTGGGCAGGACACGTCAAACATTTTGGTCTCTTATTACCAAGTGGTGAGACTTGCGGTGCTGGAGTTAGAGGCAAGCAAGAGGTTCTGAAAGAGTTGTGGGAAGTTGGTGATACGCCAACGTGGGCTACACTGAGATACTTTGGTCTTACACCTGATGGTGTGCCAAGATTTCCTGTAGTTATCGATTATGGCTTCGGTGAGAGGACTGATTAAATACTTGACAAAGTGTATCATACGTGATACATTGTACACTATATGAAACAAATTGAGGTCTTATGAGTTTTTATACTTGCGTAAATCGCTATGGCAGTAACATCTTATTTCGTGGTTACACGGATGATGGTAAACGCATTCAAACTAAGATACCGTTCAAGCCAACGATGTATCTTAAATCTCAGAAAAATGAGAGTGGTTGGAAATCGTTTGACGGTGTTGCCGTTGATCCCATCGAACTTGAATCTATGTCTGAAGCTACAGAGTTCGTTAAGAAGTATGAACATGTAGATAATTTTAAAATATACGGCAACAATAATTTTGTTGCTCAGTTTATCCAAGAGAAGTTTCCTGGCGTAATCAAGTACGATCTTAAACGTATCGAAGTCGGTAACATTGATATCGAAGTTGCATCTGATGATGGTTTCCCAGAGCCAGATGAAGCAAAACATCCAGTCATATCTATTGCATACAAAAGTAGTGTCTCTGGCATCTATCACGTGTGGGGTCTTGGTGAGTGGAGACTAGAGAATTGCGAACTTGATATTCCAGATAATCTGATTCAGTATCGACAATGCACAGACGAAGAAGACCTGATTCTAAAGTTTCTAACTTTCTGGCATGCCAATTGTCCAGACATTATTACTGGTTGGAACATTCGACTCTTTGATATTCCTTACATGATCAATCGAACTATTCGTATACTTGGTGACAAAGTAGCGAAGCAGTTCTCGCCTTTCGGTATTACAAAATATAGAAAGATTGGCATCAAAGGCAAAGAGATGGACGCATATGAGATTTATGGTGTTCAGCAAGTCGATTACTTTGATCTGTTTCAAAAATTTGGTTACACGTACGGCAATCAAGCCTCTTATGCACTAGATCATATTGCGTCTGTGGTTCTTGGTGAGAAGAAACTTTCTTACTCAGAATACGGTTCTCTACACGGACTCTATAAGCATAACCATCAGAAGTTTATTGACTATAATATCCGTGATGTTCAAGTCGTGGATAAGATCGATAAGCAAACTGGTTTGATGGACTTGGCTTTGATTGTGGCGTACAAGGGTGGCGTAAACTACAATGATGCTTTCGGCACTACTGGTATATGGGATTCAATCATATATCGGTATCTGAGTGATCGCAAAATTGCAGTGCCACCCGCTACTCGTAAACACAAAGATCCTTATCCTGGTGGTTATGTGAAAGAGCCTAGAGTTGGTATGACTGAGTGGGTCACATCGTTTGATTTGAATTCACTTTATCCTAACTTGATTGTTCAATATAACATGTCTCCAGAAACTCTAGTCAAGGGTGATGATTTCACTGTGAGTGGCGTAGAACACTATCTTAAAAATTCTGTAGATGACGAGCCTAGACAACGTGACTTATCAGTTGCCGCAAACGGCTCTATGTATCGCAAAGACAAGCGTGGTGTGTTTCCAACAATTATTATCGGACTGTATGATGAACGTTCAGAGATCAAAAAAGAGATGCTTAGACTCAAGCAAGAAAATGAGTCTAAAAATTCACCAGAGTTGAAACGAGAAATAAATAGACTTGAGAACACTCAACAGGCTATTAAGATTTTGTTGAACTCTCTTTATGGTGCGCTAGGCAATCAGTACTTCAGATACTTTGAAATGCTCATCGCAGAAGGTATTACCTTATCTGGTCAGTTGTCAATCAAGTGGGCAGAGCAAGCCATGAATACGGCAATGAACAATATATTGAAGAGTGATGATGAAGATTATGTGATTGCTATGGACACAGACTCATTGTATGTAGATATGGGTCCTCTTGTCAAAGCAGTGAATCCAAAAGATCCAGTCAAGTTCATTGATCAAGCGTGTGAACAAAAACTAGTACCTATTCTAGAGAAAGCGTACCATAGATTGTATGAAAGTATGAATGCATATGATAACCGAATGGTGATGGCACGTGAAGCTATCGCAGATAAGGGTATATGGATGGCAAAAAAACGATATATACTTAACGTATATAACAACGAAGGGGTACAATACGCTGAACCCAAACTAAAGATCATGGGCATTGAAGCTGTAAAATCTTCTACACCACAAGTGGTTCGTGACAAATTCGTAAAAGCATATAGAATTATGCTTAACTCTACTGAAGTAGAACTTCAAGAGTTCGTGAAGAACTTCTATGAAGAGTTCAAATCTTTACCACCTGAAGACGTATCGTTTCCTCGTGGTGTTAGTGATATTGAGAAGTGGCAAGATAAGAATACCATCTATAAGAAAGGTACTCCTATCCACGTCAGAGGCGCACTTCTCTTTAATCAACAGATCAAAAAGCATGGTCTGTCTGTAGAAGAAGTTAAGAATGGCAGTAAGGTAAAATTCTGTTATATGAAAATGCCTAATCCTCTGATGGAAAACGTAATATCTTTTCCACAGTTTTTACCTAAAGAGTTTGGTATAGATAGTGATGTTGACTATGAAACTCAATTTAACAAAACGTTCAAAGAGCCACTGAAGATGGTGTCTGATGCCATCAACTGGGAACTTGAACACATAAACTCATTGGAGGGATTTTTCTCATGACAGACGATTTATTTGATTTCGGCTTTACAGCCGTAGACGAACATGAACTGGAATCAGTTCGAAAGGCAAACGAGGAACACGAAGTTCTTGTAGAAAAGATTAAAAGTGTTGACACACGTGCAAAAACCTTGTATGATAACATCATACCACTACTGGATAACTTGAAAGCGAATCCAGAGAAAGACTATATTTATTGGCCGAATCGATATGAAAAGATCGATGCGTTTGCCGATAAGCTTTATAAAATTATGAATGGAGAATAGAATATGACATCGTTAATGGAAAGATTGGCTAAAAACTCAACGATCAAATCAACAGCACCTATCATGGACTCTAAAGTCTTTGGTAAGAAAGATATGGCACAAACATCTGTGCCTATGGTGAACGTTGCATTGTCTGGTCGATTAGATGGCGGACTAAGTCCAGGCTTGCTAATGTTAGCGGGTCCATCTAAACACTTTAAATCTGCATTTGCATTGCTGATGGCTGCCGCTCATCAAAAGAAATATAAAGACAGTGTGATTCTGTTTTATGATTCAGAGTTTGGTACACCACCAGAATACTTTCAGTCTTTCGGTATTGATATGGATCGTGTTATTCATACACCAATTACAGATGTTGAACAATTGAAGTTTGATATCACTAATCAGTTGAATGACTTAGATAAGAAAGATAATGTTTGTATTGTAATCGATTCTATTGGTAACCTTGCTTCTAAGAAAGAAGTAGATGATGCTATTGACGGTAAGTCAGTGGCTGATATGTCACGTGCAAAGCAGATGAAATCTTTGTTCCGTATCGTAACGCCACATCTTAACCTGAAAGATATTCCTTTGATCTGTGTGAACCACACGTACAAAGAGATTGGCATGTTCCCTAAAGACATCGTATCAGGCGGTACTGGTGCTTACTATTCTGCTGATGCTATTTGGATCATCGGACGTAGACAAGAGAAAGAAGGTACTGAGATCAAGGGCTACCACTTTGTAGTCAATATCGAAAAGTCTCGACATGTGCGTGAAAAGTCTCAGATCCCTATTACTGTTACCTTTGACGGTGGTATCATGAAGTGGTCTGGACTACTAGAAGTTGCAGAGAAAGCTGGCTATGTACATAAGCCAAAAGTTGGATGGTATGAAGCAGTCAATCCCGATACTGGTGAAGTCTTAACTGAGAAGCTGATGCGGGCAAAAGAAATCGTAGATAATAAAGATTTCTGGCTGATGATGTTTGAGAAAACAGGTCTTGCCAAACACATTGAAAACGTGTATACTATTGCTTCTAGTGCGGGTCTCATCAGTGATGATTCTCAAATTGAAATCGCTGACGAGGAGACAGTAGCGAATGATTGAAACCACCGTTCTTGCGGGACTCTTACATAATGAAGACTACATGCGTAGAGTTATACCATTTCTTAGTGAAGATTACTTTGGTGACTTCACTGAGAAAGCGGTATTCAAAGCTATAACACAGTATATCGCAGACTATAATAGTGTACCAACAAAAAGCGTCTTAAAGATTGCTATTGATGAAAAAAGCAACATATCAGACGACCAGTACACTACTATAGTTGAAACGATTGAAGGTCTAGAGTACGATCCTAAAACTGATTTAGAATGGATCGTTGACAAGACCGAGAAGTTCTGTCAAGATAAGGCAGTCTTCAATGCCGTGCGTGAATCCATTCTTGTGTTAGATGGTAATCACGACAACTTAGATAAGGGTTCTATTCCCGATCTATTAACTAAGGCACTTGGTGTATCTTTCGACCAAAACATTGGTCACGACTTCCTCGAACAACCAGAAGATCGATATGAGTTTTATCATACGAAAGAAGATAAAGTTTCGTTTGACTTAGACTTGTTCAATAAGATCACTAAAGGTGGCTTGTCTCGTAAATCTTTGAGTATTGCTCTCGCAGGTACTGGTGTTGGTAAGACGTTGTTCATGACACACTGTGCGGCAGCCAATCTTATGGATGGTAAAAACGTTCTATACATTACTATGGAAATGGCAGAAGAGAAGATTGCTGAACGTATTGATGCCAATCTCTTAAACACTACGATTGATGCACTTCAAGAAATACCTAAAGATGTGTATATGAAGAGAGTTGATAGAGTAAAAGGCAAGACTACTGGCAAGTTGATTGTCAAAGAGTATCCCACTGCTAGTGCCGGCTCTGCACATTTTAGACATCTTTTAAATGAATTAAAGTTAAAAAAGAACTTTAGACCAGATATCGTGTATATAGATTATCTAAATATATGTACGAGTTCTAGATTGAAGGCAGGTTCTAACGTCAATTCTTATACAATGATCAAAGCAATTGCAGAAGAGTTACGTGGTTTAGCAGTAGAGTTTAATGTACCAATTTTAAGTGCAACACAAACAACTCGTACAGGCTATAGCAGTTCAGATTTGAACTTAGAAGATACTTCTGAATCGTTTGGTCTACCTGCTACTGCTGACTTTATGTTTGGCTTAATCTCAACTGAAGAGTTAGAGGGTCTAGGTCAACTTATGGTAAAGCAATTGAAAAACAGATGGGGCGACACAAACTATCTGAAACGTTTTGTAATTGGAATTGATCGATCAAAAATGAAGTTGTTTGATGCTGAAGATTCAGCACAAGATTTGGTAGACGATACACCTGTTGCAGACAAAGGTAACTTTGCTAGTCGCATGAAAGAAGAGCAAAAACAGGGAAATGATGATAGTGTTATATCATACAGAAAGCGAACCGGAGATAAAAAACCGAACTTCGGCGGATTTAAATAAAGGAATTATGATAAGATATTGGAATAAATTTCATTCATTAATGAAAAGTGGTAGATTGCATAAATTAGTAAATAGATACTTAAGCTAGGAGAGAATTATGTGGTTGTGGATGGTAAGCAGTGTTGCGGGATCACTATTGGGTGCCGCATCCACTAAATGGTTCAAAGATACAAGAGCTGGAGTTTGGTGTTATAACAAATTCGATGATATTGCGGATTGGGCAACAGAGAGGTATGGCATCGATATTCTTGACAAAGAGAATATTGCATGGAAAACCAAGTATCCCAATGTGTCTAAAAAGATAGATGCGCTAGAAGCCAGAATTGTTGAACTAGAAAAGAATAGTCATCCATGTAAAGAGTTACATGAGTTTGATGTATGGCCCGAGTTGGATGAAAGAATTAAGAAGCTAGAGAATAAGTGATGCTCTACCTTGTGAAGAGGGTTGCAAAAGAGTTTCATGTCCTAGAGAATTCTACTGGGCTAAATCTCTACATCACCACAAATGCAAAAGATGCAAATAGAATGATGTCGTTACTGAATGCGGGTAGTGGTTTCGATGGATATACACCATCATTCTTTGTCAGGGAGTCTGCCCAATAAAAAAGGCAACTAAAAGCTGCCTTTTCTAAATAGTTTGCGTGACTGGGAGGAACCCCACCTGCATACGAGATGCTACCCCAGTTATTCCTTCTGTGAGTTCTTTAAAAACGTTCACACTTGCCTCTTGTGTTGTTACACATTCACACGCACCCATGCGATTATTTATACATTTTCAAAACCCGTGTCAATCTTTTCGTAATACTAAATAGCATCACCTGCAACAGAAGAAGGAATAGTTCATGTCAGTGGCTCCAGACGAAGGAGTCTTTCTAGATATTGAAGCTATGGAACTGGTTGACGGATGTATAGAATCATCTGTGCCTATCTATCTAATGGCTCAATATGCAAAATGTGTTGAACACGATCCGTTGTTATCAGAAAGCTACCTTAAAAAATTGTCAAAGAAAATGCTTGACAATTGGAATAAAATAGTGCATAATCATAAACATCTGATCAGTGAAGAAGACCTTAAAAACGTTGACTTTACTGGCGATTATCCAAAGCGCACAGAGATTGGTGTGCAACAGATGAGGTATGTATATTATGGCACTAAACGCAGAAACCATACGAGAAGTTAAGTACGCACTAGAAGAAGCGGAAATTCTTGAATCTGGAGTTAGTGGCTACGATGCCATGAGAGTTCAGAAAAATGCCAGTCGAATGTCTGGCATACCCATTAAGTGGGTAAAAGAAGTATACTCTAAGGAGATGGACCGATGAGTATGCATATGATTAAAGGCGTTTACGCTCCAAAATCGAAGAGACGTAAAGCTAAAAAACTCGATATGAAAAAGGTCGAGGTTCAATGGAGACAGTACAATAAAGAGATGAGGCGCAAGCATATGCACTCATGTCAATTTAATACGCTTGATGAATATGTGCTATATATATCAGGTAAACTAAAGCCGAAGAAAAAGGAATTCATACCATATGAACCGACGACAAACATTCCAAAACAGAATACGATACCAAGCCAGACGAAGAGCCCAGTTCATGGAGTCCCAGAGTCGGGACGAAGAAAAGAGTCTCCAGTCTACACAGGAAACTACATCGTTGGAATTGCCACCATGCATAAGTCAAACGCAGTACCTATCACAAACCAAGAGCAAGCCATAGAAATATCTAGAATGGCTAAATGACTCGCTCATAAATAGTAGAAACAAGAGGAATCTACTGTCACATGAGTATGGAAGTATACGAAAAAATTGGAGAGAACCTGAACTCTATCGTAAAGATAAAGAACTATCAGGTTGCTCCTCTGTATCCAAAAGGCAAACCAGGAACAAACGACAAGTCTGTTCGGGAGTTTAGGCTTCAACTTATCAATAAAGATAATGATACTAGCAAGGAATTGATAGATCATCTGAAGATGCAGTTGCGAAAAGATACTAGCCTTGAGAGTGTAACGTTTAATTCCATATCTCCAAATAGTTCTAAGTTCCCTAGTTACAGTTTCACGTTTGACGGTCTAAAGTTTGACATTATCATAGCGAGAGGTGCGAATGCTGGCGAGAAGTTTGAAGTAAGAACTGTCAAGACATTAGACAACTATTTCAAAACTCGTACAGACAATGAGACATCTGAAGTTGTGACTATGATGAGCGAATCGTATGCTCCTTTTGCAAACGCTGAGATCATTGGCGCAAAGCAAAGAACGGGTGCAACAAAGAAAGAAGGTATACCTATTGATAAGCTAGGTGCTATCATAGGAGATATCATTCTCACAGACAATCAGAATAATGAATGGTACATATCACTGAAAGATATTAACGGTAATACTTTTAGTTCGTATTCTGGCGCCGCATCTTTGTTTGATAGAGAGGGCAATCTTCAACCAAACTCTGCTGGTGCAACCTTCTTGAAAACGTTTGGAGTTGATCTAAACAAGGTTCAAGCAGGGTTTGATGAACGTGGTAGTATAAATAAAGTTAGACCGAAACTCACAGTACCTAGAGCCAACGCAAGAGAGATCGAAAAGATTTTCAACAGGGCATGGGGTATGAACTACTTTTATGTAAGGCGTATGCGAACTGGGTGGAAAGTCTTCTGGTTAGGCAAAGAGAAGCTGGATAAGTTATCTCAAAATATAAAGATTGATGATATAAGATATCCATCTACAAAGTCTAAGCAGATTACGATATTATGTAGTAACACTGTTGAAGAC